GAGATCTACACCTGTTGTAATTATACTACTACCAGTCCAATAATCAAATCCACCATCGGCATGAAAACAAAATATTGGCTTTTCTGGTATATGAGGTTTTGAAAGTTCAGTATTTATAGTTAATTTGTCAAATATCTTATACCATGATACTATTTCTTCATATGAATCAGCATTTGGTTGATTATTAGATAAATAGAATAATGATGCTTCTTTTCCAACTTGATATTCATTTAATTCATAACATATTTTTGTTAATAACTTTGGTAAAAAGTGATAGCTAAGTGTAGGTTTTAAAGAATACTGACAATGGATAGGAAATCCTATATCAAATGCTTTCTTAAAATAAGGAAAAGCTTCTTTATAATTATTTTCTAAATAATAATGACAACCTATGAAATATAATGCTTCAGGTCTCGACTCGTCTGCGTTATAACATTTTTCATATAATTCAAAGCATTCAGACCATGGTTTATTTAATTTAAAATTAGCTATTCTTGATGCTTCGAAAAGAGCATCTACTCTTTCTTGGAGAAAACCAGCATTTATAATTTCACTCCTTTTAATAAAATAATAAAATGCTTTTTCATAATTCTCTAATAAATTATATGTCTGTGCTAAATAGTAATATGCTCTTGGGTCATGTGGGTTTTCTTCAATTTCTTCATAAAGCAGCTTTAAATCAAGCTGTTTTCTCTCCATTGTCCTTTTTTCCATATAATCAAATCTTCTGTCTTCAATCATTGCTCTATTTTCTGGAATTACAATATTTATGTTATCTTTATCCGTTATGACTTCATGAATTTTATGAATATATCTTAATCCAGAATCGCTTTTTATTATTCTATTGGAACCATATTTTGTATCATCACTTGTAATAAATAATGTAAATGAATTAGAATATTGATCTGAACGTACTTCGGTTAAAAATTCTCTCAAGTTTTCTTTAATAACATAAGTATCGTCTAACATTAAGTTATATTTACAGTCTAAACCTGCTAAATCAAGTAATCTATTTCGACTATCACGAAAGTTAATAAATGGCTCTTGATATAATTTTCCCTCTTTTTTTCCAACTAAAACACGATTAATAATATCAATTGTTTCGTCTGTGCTCCCAGTATCTAATATAGTCCATTTGTCAATAAAAGGTGAATTATCAATTAACATTTGTTCAAATTGTTTTCCACCATTTTTTACCATTATACAAAGATTTATTAAGTTGTCAAAATTAAGTATTTTAATACCATTAATTTCAGGCATAATATAAAAACAAAAAACGTCTGTGAAATTTTTGGATATTTTTTCATCTACGTGGATGTAGTAATCCGTTTCGTACAATAAACAAATATCACCTTTTATTGACTCTAAATTTTGGTTTTTTGATATAATAATCCAATTATTATTTTTTGTTAATGAATAAATTTGATCATCATATTTTTCAGAATATATTATAATATTTTTTAATTGATTACTAATTTCATTATAATTATTTATTTCATATATATTTTTAATATCAAGTTTATTTAATCTAATATTTTTTATATTATCTTCTGATGTATTAAATAAATAAATACCATTAAAATCATTTGATAAATTTATAGGAATAAATCCACCGTGAGTTGTATCAAAATTAATAAAGTGATATTCTTGATTATTATTATTTAAATTAAAAAAAACTTCTTTACATTTTTTAATTAAACCAATTATTCTCTCGTGTAATCCTATTTCATTATATAATTTTAGATTAGTATATTCATTATGTTGAATTTTTGAATATTCGTTTGCAGCAATTTTATATAGTCCTTTATTTATTGTAATCTCCATTTATAATTATTTAAAAATACTTTTATATATTTAAATAATTTATTAATAAAATACTTTATATTTTTAAAATTCAGGTGTATGTTTCTTAAATAAACATCCTTGTGATTGTAAACCTTTAACGGGACATACAACTGATGGATTTTGATGATCACAATTATTCATCCAAATTTTAATAATACAGAAATTTTTCTTAGGTGAAATTGTTATCCCAGTTACGCATTTAACAAAAGCATCACCATTACTAATTGTATTTCCAACAATTCTATACGTTAATTCAGACCACGCTTTTGAAACATTTTTGTTTAATACTTTGTAAGAGAAGCATCCACCGTTTCTATTTTTTGGGTCTTCCCACATAGGATTAATACCTTGTTTCATCATAAATAACATACAATTTTCAACAAGAGGCTCTGGTAATGACTCAGTTACGGCAATAGTTTCTTCAACTGTAGTAAATGTAGCAATTGGAATATAACTCTTTAAGCTCCAATCTGTATTATGTGGTAAATGTGCCCATAATGTCCATTTATCTGATAATTTATGAAATGTTTCCATATTTGAACTCATAGTTGCTGCTTCTGTTGTATTTGTATGCTGGGATAACATATCGTATTTAATTATCTCAATTTTTTTTTAAATTGTTTTTACTTATATATTATTAATTATTTTACTGATTTATTATTTATATACTATAATCATTTTTGTGTAATGTTATGCTTTCATTTTTATCAGTGAACTCCACATCAATTGTATTAACGTTATGGTCTATAATTTTAAGTGAGCATCTATCATTATCGCTTATATTATTATTCATAATTAAGTGATTTTTTACATAAAAAATAAAAAAATTCTTTGTAAATTTATTACCTACTATATAATAATTAAATTTATCAGTTTTAAGATCAATTTTATACTTATTATTATCTGTCTCTCCAATATAAAATTCTATCAATAAGAATTTTATTTCAGAATGTTCAATAGAGTGTTCATAATTATCATCATATATTAGTTTCTTATTTACTATATTGTTTTCTATCACATTTAAAATTGAAAACCCATATTCTGATTTTTGTATTTCAAAATTTTTTTGTTTTTGTGTTAAAATATTATTCATTTCATTTTTTATCTTAATCAAATAAGGATTATCTTCAATATATTTATTTAATTTATTAATTGTTCTGTTTGTTATAATTTGAAGTCTACTGAAAATGTAAATAAAATTAAAAGATAAGTTGATAATAAATTGATCAAATTCTTCAGGGTATCTTCTCTGAAACATATCAATTAAAAGAACGTTTATCAAAAGTGAATTTAACAAATAGAATAACATTATTAATAATTTAAATATATCTATTTAAATTGTTTATTTATATTTTCTTTTTAACTTTGATAAGCTGGACTACTAGAACTAGATGGAATAGCAACTAATTTATTATTTTGAATTGTTTGTATATTATTTGCGTTTGGATTTGGAACTATAATATTTGGAGATTGATAATATACTGGATTTTTTGTAGAATTGTATTCTGGATCATAAATTATAATATTTCCTAAAGAATCGATTTTTATACCGTTACCGCAATTTGTTGATGATGAACCATCACATTTATAATCAAGTGTTCCTGTTGCGGCATCTAGACCAAATACATATAATATCATACTAACTATTACAGTCATCAAAATAAATGGAATAAAAACTATAATCCACGACACTACACTAAGACCTTGTTCACATAAAATATTAAGTAATAATGTAACCATGATAGTTACTATAACTTTTACGAATGCTGTATTGTAAAGACCCTTAAATGTGTCAATAAGTATTTGAGTAAATGAAAATATTAAATAAATAATAGCTGGAGCACATAAATTTATCATATTATTATATATTTATATTTTAATTTTCATCTGCGTAAAAGAATGGTTCTTCATCCTTAAAATATCCTATTTTTTCTCCTTGTTCACCATCTTCTGTTAATTCCCAAATGAAACCATTTTTATCGTCATTTGTACAATATGTTTTGTCATCAATTTCTATTTCAAAAATTTCTTCTTCTTCTTCTTCCTGTTCTTGTTCTTCCTGTTCTTCTTCTTTTTCAGATTCTTCTTCTTTTTCTGATTCTTCTTCTTTTTCTGATTCTTCTCTAGTTTCAGTTTCAATACTTGCTTCTTCCTCTTCTACTACTACTTCTTTTACTTCTTCTTCATCTTCTTCTTCCTCTTCTTGTAGTTCTTCTTCTTGTAGTTCTTCCTCTTCTTCTTCCTCTTGTAGTTCCTCTTTTACTACTTCTTGTAGTTTTTCCTCTTCTACTACTTCTTCCTCTTCTACTTCTTTTTCTACTACTTCTTCTTCTTCTTCTACTACTTCTTTTTCCTCTTCTTCTTCTACTACTTCCTCTTCTACTACTTCTACTTCTTGTAGTTCCTCTTGTACTTCCAAATATGTATTTTTTGATTCTGATTCTACATTTTCAAGATGAGTTTGTTCGAATTCACTATTATCTTCTACCTTTCTTTGTAGAGAAATTTCAGAAGAAGTTATCATATCTGAATTTATATCACGTTCTTCATCATCAGAATTTTCCACTTCAGAATTTTCATTATCATTCGTTTCTTCAATATGAATTTCGACATTTTCATTTTCACTTGTTTTAACAACAGAGGATTTTTCGAAATTTTCGGAAGTAAAACAAATATCTGTTTTATCAAGTTTTATTTCTTTAATTTCCTGACTAAAACTTGTCATCTTCGTAAGAATCTTGTCTAAAATAGGAATAATATTTTCATAATTTTTTTCAAGTTTATTCAATCTATCTTCAAAATCATATATTTCTTCACGAATTAAATTGTGTGTCATATTTTTAACACTCACAAACATAGATTTATCTTCGGTTTCATCATCAACACTGCTTGTAACAGAAGGTGTATCATTTATATATTCAATCTCTTTAACTACAGATGGTAATCTCATAATTTGTCTATGTGTTTCCTCTAATAATTCATATCTTTTTGAATATTCAGATAAAATTTCATTTAAACCATCTTGAATTACTTTTTGAACATTCTTCATTAAAGGTTCTGTATTAAATGATTTCATATGGTTAGAATTTATCATTATATGATATTTTAATATATAACTATTCGTTTAATATGATTTAAAAAATAATTTATCTATTTCATATATGGACAAAATTTCCTTAGTTGAGAGTAGTAAGATTGAAGAAAAGATAGAAATTGTTTTGAGACAAACTGACTATAGTAAAGAAGTAGCTAGAGAGAAATTAGGACAATTCAATTTTGATGAGTTAGCTGTAATCAGAGACTATTTTGGAATTAATGAAAAAAAGGAACAAAAAAAAATAACTTCAATAAATCAAGCTATATATAAACAATTAAGAGGTCATTTAGATAGTGCTATGTATGATTATCGTGAGAGAGTAAGTAAAGGTGAAGTCAAAAAGATTATATAATTTTAATGTATATATTAAAATTATATAAATATTTAATAAGTTATTTAAATAATGAGCTTAAAAAAAATTTTAATACAAGTGTATTCTGATATACATATTGAAGTATGGAATAAAGTTCCTGAATTACCTGTAAATGCGAAGTACTTATTTTTAGCAGGTGATATATGTCAAATGTATCATCCAATGTTTTATCCATTTTTGGATTATTGTTCAAAACATTGGGAAAAAATATTTTATATTCCTGGAAACCATGAATATTATTCACAAAAAAATAATCTAAATGAATTGGAATTTGAATATAAATATCGAATAAAAGAGAGATATAAAAATATATTTTACTTAAATAATGAATATGTACAACTAAATGATGAAATTAATGTATATGGAACAACATTTTGGACTATTCCACCTTTTAATACAACATTTGAAGCAAGAACTACTATTAATGATTATCATAATATAACTTATTTTAATCAAGAACGTCGTACGTTGGTAAATTTGGATGTAGATTACGTAACCAAAATGTCAAATGAATCATTTAATAAGTTACACGATTATTTAAGTAAAGAAAAAAAGAAGACCATTGTGGTTACACATTTTCCTCCAATAAGAAGTAGAACTTCATCACCGGAGTATTTATCTCAAGAAAGATTACTTAATTCATATTTTGCTTGGCCAGATAATACTCTTGAAAAATTTAATTTGGATAATGTTTTATGTTGGATAAGTGGACATACACACTGGTCATATAATTTTAAAAAAAATAAAATAAGATTGATAGGCAATCAGCTAGGTTATAAATTAGAACTAGGTAAAACTAGTTTACGTGAAAATGGTATTTTTGAAATA